CGTAAGAGCATGGGACTTAGCTGAGTCCACAGATGCCGTTAAAGCCGATTTGGGGCAACGAATGGTTAAGGACATACAAATGGTGGCAAAGAGGAACAAAGCCTCTCTAATCCCCTACGATAGCCGCCTAGGGGTTGTTTCTATTGGCCATTTGAACGTAGTTCACGGCTTCCACACGGGAATGTCAGCCTGCGCCTCCCACTCCCGCATCTACGGCAACGTAGTTTTCGGCCACTGCCACAGCATAGAGTCCTATCAAACCCCCGGTTTGAAGCCACAGGAAGCCCGCTGCATAGGCTGTCTCTGCGACCTCAACCCCGGCTACGCCAACAGGAAAACCGGAAAACTCCGCTGGAGTCACGGCTGGGTGTATGGCTGGGTAGAAGACGACGGAAGCTATTCCATCTTTCAAGTGCGCGGCATCAACGGCAAATTTCGCGCTCCCACAAACATAAAAACCTACTAATGAAAACAAATCCTTGGACTGAGATGGACAAGCTAATGGCAGAGGAAACCGTTTCCCGTAAGGACGGGTGGTTTTCCATGCAAGACTTTATGGACAACTACAAATGCCCCAGAACCACAGCCCGCTCACGAATTGAGGCTTGGCTTGCCCTAGGTGCGCTTGAGAAGAAAGCTGGAGTTGTCGCTGACGGGAAAAGAGGCACCTATTACCGCTACGCCAAAAAATAATGCACCACACACTAAACGCCTCAGTTCCTCAGCACCTCTATGGACTGGTGGACCAGAACATCCTACGAGGTTCCATTGAGGAATCCGCCTGCTTTGACCGCTGCGTCATCTTTGGAGTTACCTCCCTCCCATCCCGCGCCCTCCACTTCTCCATAATGACAGAAGTGGGTAGCCAGTGGGCCAGAATACCCCTACACAAACTGCGGCATACAGAACCAGAGGAGAACGGCCCTAGGCATGAACTCCCACAACTCCAGAGCTGGGACTGCCATGGATGGGATTTCTCGGTAACAGCCTACGAATACCTACGGGAGATGGGCTGCTCCTACCGCACAAGGGACGGCATCATGGTCCCGGCCTCCTATTGGTTCACCCTAGACCACACAGACAACGGCTATTCCCAATATCCCCCAGAGCATAAATGCTATCATCTGCTCCTATTGGAAGACGGCTCAGGCCAAATTGCGGCTCAACCCAACAACCGTATCCTTTGGAATGATGACTCCTTCGTCCATCCCAACCCAGCCACTCTTATGGAGTATGCTGTAATGCCAGACGAAACATGGCACGCTGAACTTGGCCGCAACGCCGACCTCAATACTTTTTGTAATGGTGTTAAAGAATAACATTTCAGTGCTGCCCACCTGACGAGGTGGGGGCCATACTGAGGATGGGAGTTTGAGCCTCCCTTACAAAATCTATGAACAACACATCCCCCAACTACCCGCTCTATTGGTTTAAGAACCTACCAGAAAAGGTAAGCGTCTTAGTTCAGCTAGACGACAAGAGGCTCATGGAGCTACCTAAAAACTACAAGTTCAGGATGCTAAGCGTGGACAAAGAACTTACCGCCCATTGTGAAGTGGTGGGAGGAGCCAATTGCGGCCTCCAATTCTACCTGAGCGGGAACGGGATTAGCGTGATGGAGCCTGCCGATTGAGGTTTCGATTGTCCTCTTCCATTGCCAGTTTAAGGGCAAAAGAGTTTGCAGCAGAACTTTTAATGAACTTGTCAGCATCATACGCAGCCGCAGCATAGGCATTGGCGGTAGATGGATTGACGTAGAGAGCGTAAATCGTGTTGTAACGCTGCTCATCAACAAGTTTTTTAACATTGTCGAATGCGGTCTTGAAAAGAGTGGCACCAGTGGCCCGTGATTCAAGAAGCCCCTTGGCTGATACTGCTGGTCTTACCAAATCACCAAAATCAGAATATTTATCACCAAGAAGCTCTCTTGTGTTAACAATACGCTCAAGGGGCTTAGAGAAGTTTTTCTCAAAGTTGGCATACTCTTCCTTGCCCATTAGTGTTTTCAATATATCGCGCCGTGCCGCACCATTTTCACCTTGGAAGAAGTTAAGGGCGTTCTTGCTGTTAATACGCTTCATTGCGACATCATCCGTCTTTGAGAACGTATCCCGCATAACCGTAGCCATTGCTGACTTTTTAAGGTCTTCAAGAACATTGGTTCGCCCACTTGTTTGTAAAGCATCAACAAATTGGCCAACAACAGATGGGCTCATTGAGAACAAGCTAGCAACCCATCGTCCATTCTGAGATGCGTCCTTGCTCAAACCCATGTTCATGTTGCCAAGAAGAGCAACAACGGGGTCTTGTTTGGCCAGAATTTGAGCTTCCTCAATTTCTCCAGCTTTGAAATTAGCAGCCTTGGCTTCTTTGCTCATACGAGCAGCCGCATTAGCCCGATTCTTCACATCATTGGAGATAAGGAAGTCTTTATAGGCTCTATCATAAGCGGTGCGAGCAGCAGCAGCCCCTTCTCCAAGATTCTTTCTATTTTGGATGTATTTGCTGAATTGATCGGAGGTCATTCCGCCTTCTCCACCAGCAGAGGATACGCGGGCAAGTTGTCTAATGTCTTTGGCACTACCCAAATCTAGCAATTCAACCGGAAACTTACGCTGTCTCAGTTCATCCAACGTGGTGATTAGCTTTGGAAAATCAACGATTTTGGCCGCACTATCCTGCCCCTTGCCGAAATTAAGACTATCCTCGACCAGTGTATCGCGTATTGCGCCCAAGAAGTCTTTCTTGAAGCGATTGGCTGCATTCAGAGACTTACTCCCTCCCAATCCAGTAATTGCATCCGCGTAGGCATTAACCTCATTCAGAATTGGAGCAACCGTCCCCTCTTTCTTCATCAAAGAAAGAATACCATTCATGTCTCCCTCCGCGAGAAGTTCAATTACATTGCTTTTCTTTGCGCCATACACAGCCGCCGCCTGAGCATTGGTGAGTTTCCAAATCTCTGACTTAGCTGGAATGTTCTTAGCGATATAGGAATCCGCAGCTTCCTTTATGATGCCATAGCTGCTAGAAGCTACCCTATTGGCATAATTGGGGTCTTTTGTTACTTCTGTTAGTTCTCGGACAAACGAATCCCTAAACTTGCGATAGCCCTCCAGTGAGATGACTCCGCTTCCCGTTGGGTCTAATGTTTTGAGACTTGCTCCAAGAGCGTTTATAAATTCAGTTTTGGCAATATCGCCCTCAAGCCCAAGTCCCTTGGCTGAAGCCTTGGTTGCGCTCTTAACAATATCCCCAACGGAAACAACTGGGTCATTTAAGCCGATATTGAGATTGGCGTAAGCTCTGTCCAAACCGGCCTCAACAGAGTCCTTGGAAGCCCTAGCAATTGAACGCAAATTGTCCATGCTTGCCCCATTGACCACTGTGCCAATCCTCTGCGATACGCCGCCAAAAATGCGTTCCAATCCCTGATCGTAAACATACTTGTCCTTAGCGGCGGTCATTGCGGCATCCTTGGCATCCGCCCTCAATTTCAAAGCATCTGCCCGTTGTGAAGCAATGGCTTCAGCGGCTTGTCTTTCAAGCCTTATAGCCTCATCCCTAGAGGTCCGAGCCAATGCTTGCAAGCTGGTTAGCTGGCCAACGTGAGGTGATAGCTTTCCTGCAATTTCGGCACTATCCTTAGCCCCCTCATACGTCTTGGCCAACATAGGCCCAATTTCCACGTCTAGGTTGTTCAGAGCCTTAATAGCAAACTCATTACCATCGCGGATGACTTTGGCTTCAAGGCCGGTATAGTCAGGAAGAATCTCGGAAAGCATAACACTTCCACCACCACGACTTAAAATCAAATCATCACGACCAATCTTGGCTGTTTGCGCCTTAGCATTCTTGCTTCCTGCAAAACTTGAAAACGATGCTAAGCCAACAGGAAGTCCAAAACGTAATGTTGCTTCTTCAACAGAAGAAGGCTTCTTGACCTCTCCTTCCTGAATAAATCTACCCAACTCGGATGAGCCAACATTGACGGCGGAGCTTGCTAGAAAGTTGGAAACAGCGGGCAACATTCTTGGTGCAAGCCTAGTTGCTGCAGTCATACCCATAGCACCCGCTGCACCCATTTCCCGTGGTGAGTATTCTGAGCGAGTTCCCTGCATTTTCTCCATTCCTTGAGCACCTGCTTCAGATAAGAAAGAAGATACCAGCCCAGTTCCAACGGTGGGAATGAAACCCGCGCCACCAGTAGCAAGCCCCGCTGCAACCGGAACACCGTAACGAACGATGTTAGGGCCATATTCAGGCTGAATCGGAGCAGACATACCCAGTCCACCCATGCCACCAGCGCGAGCCGCTGCCGCCATCATGGGAGCATATTGATTTGCCTGTGATTGAGCAGCTACGGGAGCAGGCGCGGAAGTGGGAGCTGAATCAACAGCAGATGCGGGAGCTGATTGCCTAGCGATAAATGCTCTGATTTCAGCCTCGGATGGCTCGCTTTCAGCATCAACCGTATATTCTCTTCCGTCAATTTTCTTGGTGTAGGTTGGCATTAGCGCGGTGTTATGGAGTTAATTACGGTGGGTAGTTTAATTTTCTTAACAGGCTGCCTCAGAGACTCGCCTAGTTGTTCATAGACACCACTATCAACTTGTTCATTAAATTTATTAACAACTGTTTGAATGACTCCACGACGAAATTCAGCAATGGTTTTAAGTGCTTTTGGACTTAATGTTGTTCCGCCAACAAAAGCAGAACGGAGATTCTTCATTTCAGCAGGCGTATCAAAACTCCGTGTTGTAAGACCAGCCGTAGCAATTGCTGACATCAAGTCTTTCCCTAGCATACTCTCGATGATTTCTGTATTCGCAACTTGGTCACGAGATTTTTCGTTTCCAAAAAGTGCTTTTATTTTGTCTATTCCTTGCGAAAGTTCTCCCGTGAAACCAACATTAACCTCTCCTTTATCCAGCATTGAAATTTGCTTGTTGATGCTTTCAAATTGCTGGACGGCTGAATTAGCGGTTTTATATTGATTATACAAATCTGGTGCAATAAGCGCGATATATGGATTCTGGAGAGCAGTTTGATCTATTTTTGAAAAAATGCCAGCAACCTCATTTGCATTAGGCTGTCTTCCGAATTTGTTTGCAAAAGCAGCAACTTCAGCGTCTAAACGCTGTTGCTGATAGGATGGCAATGGCGCTTGTTTATTGCTCAAAGCCATTGTTTTTGCTTCAGTCTCACGAATCTCGGAAGGAGCCCTTGCAGCGGCAAGAGCCTCTTGTATTGAACCACCAGCTTCAACCACCCGTTTAGTTAGTGCTTCTGGCGTGTCTGGCTGCATTGGCCGTCCCAGATAGAATGGCGCATTGGCCTGTGGTGGCGTCATTGCAGCGGCAATCCTTGTATTACGCTGCTGGGTTGCGGCATCCGTCAGGGCTTGCTGTTGGATGAAGCTCTCAATTGCCCGTGGTTTTTGCAGCAGTTTTTCCGTCTGGGTAACAAGTGCTTCTAGTTTACCAATAGGCATCCTAGGAAGTTCCCCAAGAGAAATACTCTCAAATGCTTCAGGGCGAATGGGAGCTTTGCCGCCGTAAGCTGAAGAATCAGCATTAAATTTATTCATCGACTGAATTGCTTCACCGATGTTGCTTCTTACCTGTGCCTCAAGGAAATCGCGCTTCTGCTTGTTTTGTTGATATTGCTGGATGCCACTACCGATTTGTTGGCCAAGATTGGCGAACATTTGGCCGTATGCTTGGCCGCCTGCTTGAATGCTTTGTGCAGCAGATTGCGCCCCCTGTGTGATGGGGGAGTAGTCAATGCGACCTAGGGCGGGATTTACGGAGCTTCCAATCATTGTGTTTAAGAAAGTTTAGGTGGATGAGAAGGCGGCAAGTTCTTCAATCATGCTGTTAACAGCTACGCCAGACATACGATAGCCGATGTCTTCAGTCAACAAGTCATAGGAACGGGTGACGCCGCCATAGACAGCGATGGCTTCAATGACTTCGCCGCCCTTAAAGCTATTCCCCGCATTGTAGTCCATCGAGCGTTCGCCTTCAATGCGGTGCATATCGCATACAGAGAAGTCCTTGCCATTATCGAGATAGAAACGATGGAAGCGTTCTGCTTCTGGGTTCTCAGCATACTCATGTTTAATGAGCACTTTAACAGGTTCACCGGAGAAGCCAATGACGCTATCACCGGAGCGGATGTCCTCGATGGCCACTTGGCCTTCTGGTGTATCAATAAGTTCGCCCTCTGGAATACATTTGAATAATACTTTTGTGGATAAAGCTCCACCAAGAATGGAACCAAGCCCACCTGCAATACCGGAAGTTTTTGTAGCAGAGGCAGACGCTTTAGCAGCATCCATTTGAGCTTTAGCAGCAGTTTCAGCAATGCTCTTATTGGTGATGTTAGCTTGATTGGCCAACGCCAAGTTAATACCCGTGTCTGGATTGTAAGTTGTGGGGGTGTTGAACGTCTTGGCCAAGTCCAGAGCATACCCTTGCTGTTGAGCAGCGGTTTGACCGGCATTGCTCTGTTGACCTAACAGCATAGCCGTTGGGTCATACGCCGCGCCACGATAGCCTTGAGCCAAGTTGAGGGCATAAGCTCTATTGGCTTCAGAAGTAGCCGAGTCAGCTTGTCCAATTAGACCAAGGTTAGCAATGTTCTGCTGTTGCTGATTGGCGGCAAACAAACGATTCTGAGCGTTCAAATCCATACCCGCAGCTTGATTGGCGAGGGAGAACTGATTGGCCGCGCCCTGATTGGCCATAGCATACTGAGCTTGTAGCTGAGCATTTGTAAGCTGGCCTTGATTGCCAGCCTCAGCTCGGAACATACCCGCTTGATTGAGTGCAGCTTGGTTAGAGAGATTGGCTTGATTCTGGGCTCCAGCCCCGAATTGACCTGCCTGATTAAAGGCCGCTTGGTTGGCTAGGGATGCTTGGTTTTGAGCCCCAGCACCAAATTGAGCAGCCTGAGAAATGTTCTGGGCGTTCTGCAATTGAGCCTGATTGAAGGCAGATGCGCCAAATTGCCCAGCTTGTGAGCCCAGCAAGGCATTTTGCAACTGAGCTTGGTTAAACGCTCCAGCCCCAAATTGGTTGGCTTGGGATATGTTCTGAGCGTTCTGGATGGCCGCTTGGTTGGCCGCACTAGCACCAAATTGACCGGCCTGAGAAGCCAACTGAGCATTTTGTAACGCAGCCTGATTTGCAGCGGTAGCCGCAAACTGACCGGCTTGATTGGCTGCATTAGCACCAAACTGAGCAGCTTCAGCACCCAAACCAGCGGTAAATTGACCAGCTTGATTGGTGGCTTGAAGGTTGGCCAAGGACAAGTTTTGGCCAGTCTGTTGATTGGCAAGAGCAGCTTGAAGCGCGGCCTGTTGGTTGGCCTGTTGCAGACCAATTTCCTGCCCATATAGACCTGTGCCAAATTGACGGTTAGCTGAAAGGTCTTGGGTATAAACCTGATTGAGAGCGACAGCTTGAGCCAAGTCTTCAGCCTGACGTTGACGCATTGCCCCAGAACGTGCCGCAGCCTCAGCAGCAATGGCTGGATTGCTCATCTCAATGCCACGCGCAGCATAGGCTTCGCGGGTGCCTTGCTGAATGTTCCTTAGTTCTTCAGGGGAAAGTTGACCTGTGCTAGCGGCAAATTCTGCCGCACGACCACCAAGGAGTTGAGCAGCTTGGCTGGGACCAGCCTGCAAAGCCTGAGAATAGAGCGATTGCCCAAGTTGACCACGGGCCAAACGCTCGGCCTCCGTCTGCATACCAGCACCAGCCTGAGCAGCTTGATAGCCTTGTGGGGTGTAGCCTTGAGATTGATAGCCTTGTGATTGGGCCTGTGCAGCGTCATAGCCCTGTGATTGAGCCAGAGCGGCATTGTAGCCTTGCGACTGTGCCTGTTGAGCATTGTAGCCCTGAGACTGCGCTAGGGCCGCGTTATAGCCTTGTGCGGAAGCCTGTGCGGGATTGTAACCCTGAGCCCCAACTTGTGCGGCGTTGTATCCACCTAGACCTACTTGCGGAGCACTACCCAGCAAAGAGGCTTGGGCTGGATTGAATTGAAGATCGCCAAATTGTTGAGCGTTAAAAGCCGCCGTCCGCATTGGAGCATAGGCATCAGGAACTCGCCTCAAATCCTCGGCCCGCTGCAAACTTCCCTGAATCTGTGGATTTAGCTGATTGTAGGTGGCCGCAAGTTGGGGAGCCAAAGCAGCAACATCCGCCGCTCCTGCTGTTCGTAGGGCAGTATTTGCCGCCGTCTCTACGCCACTCGTAACACCAGCAGATTGTCTTAGAAGATCGAGACTACCACCTTGGGTAGTTGTAAATTGAGGCGTAAGACCCTCGGCGTCAGCAGCAGCCTTAGCGTATTGCTCAAGACTTCCATATGTCTGAGCATAGCCGGGGTCATTGTTGAAATTATTGAGGATGTCGGGACGAGCGGCAAGAAACGCCTGAACATTAAATTGTGGTGCGCCAGCCTGAAATTGGCTAAGGTCTCTAAGTCCCTGAGCACCCAATTGAGGACGTGCCGCAGCTTCGGCTCCAAGGAGGGCTGTAAGCGTTTGTGGATTGGCTATGCCTGCAAGATAGTCACGGGTAGCTTGGCCGGGGTCAAAGCCAAATGGGTTAGCCGCAGGAGCGTTAACCGGGACTTGCCCCATGTCTGGTTCATACTCGCCTGTCTGTGGGTTGTAAGGCATAAAATTAGAGGGAAGAAACTGCGTAAACGCTTGCTGTGGTGGAGCCGTAGGAATAGAGCGAAACAACCATTGCTTGCCCAGATGTTAGAGAAGCGGGGAATGTGCCACCGGCAGATGTCCACGCCGGCCAAGTAGTGTTAATGCTTCCACCCGTATTGTTCTTTAGGGCCACAATGTTTACTTGGCCGCTATCAATGCCAGAAAGTGCAAACGTGCTATTACCAGCAAGTTCAATTTTGGCATTACTTGCAGCCGCAAGATTGAGGGTGATGGTTCCGCTCGTGGGGTAGCCAAATTCAGGAACCAAATCAAGCAGCGTAATGTTGGCGATGCTAGCAATGACATTACCCGTAAGTGGACCCGTAAAACTACCCGCAATAGCTCCGGTTCCCGTAATGGTCGGTGAGGTTAACGTCTTGTTTGTTAACGTCTGGCTTGCCGTTAGTTGAACAATGTCTGAATTGGTTATGCTCGCAATCTTGGTGGCTGTTGCTGCATTACCCGTAGTGCTACCGCTAGAGCCTGTAACTGAGCCCGAAATGGGGTTGGTGACGGTGAGGCTACCAAGTGTGCCAACGCTTGTCAGGCTTGAAGCTGTTACGCCTGAAGCCAACGTCGAACCGCTTAGTGTTCCAGCTGGAGCAACAACAGCCGCAGTGGTAATAGAAGTTGTTAATCCCTTGGCGTTAATCGTAATGACTGGAATTGCGGTGGAGCCTCCTGTTGTTCCAGCCGTTGCTACGGTTGCCAAGGTGCCAGCCGCCGTTACGTTACCTGTGCCATCAAAACTAGGCGAGGTGTAGGCAAGATCACCAGTAATTGAGATGGTTCGCGCTGTTGCAAAAGCCGTTGCCGTTGAAGAGTTACCCGTTACATTACCTGTAACATTACCCGTTACAGCTCCCGTAAGGGGACCAGAAAACGCTGTGGCAGACACCGTTCCGCCGCTTGTCCAGCTAGGGCCACCCGTGCTTATTTTGGCTGGGGTGATGCCACCGTCCTTAACAATGATGGCTCCACTTGAAAGTTGAGTGGTGGTGCCGTCAACCGCACCAGATACAAACGTAGCTGCATCCACCAAGTTATTGAGGTTGGTTGCACTAACTTGCGTGTCGGCAACAATCGTTGCTCCTTTGGATAGAATTGCCATGTTATGAGGCTTGTGTTAACGCTCTGAAGGTGGGTGATGCTGTGAGCTTTACTAAGCGCAACTTGGGTCGTCCAGCAGTCGGAGTATATCTAAGTTGCATTCCGTAAGCCCGAATGTTGCCGATTCTACCACGCAGGGATGCGTCTTCACCAACGGCAAGGACTTCACCAAGGATGCCTGATACGGTGCCAAGCTCAAATTCACTATCCAAATTCTCGGACACACCTTCAATTAGGGCATCAGAGTTGTTGGTTTCACTAGATTCAGTATGGATTTCAAAGCTGTTGAACTTCTTACGTTCTGGGCTTTGGAATGTAAACTCACGGGTTAACGCTTCGGATTCAACGTGGAAGAACTTGGAGGGAAGGCCGGGGAAGGTGTAGATGTTATCTACGTCATCAACGCGGGACTCCACCTCATTGATGCCGCCAAATCGGTTGATGGCAAAGAGTCTATTAACGCCACCAGCACTAGAGGTAATGAAGTTGGCTACGTCCCAGCCTTCTTGTTCAATCAAATCAATGCTTTCCCAGCCTTGGTTGAGCAAGTTGTAAACCAATATGGCATTGTTGTAGATGGATGCGTTTAACGGGATGGCGATGTAGTAGCGATTGTTGTGATAGATGGCTACCGACTTGTCAGCATACTCCTTGTTGATTTGGCGAATGATGGGGTCAATTGGGTCAGACAAGGGTAGTCCTGCTCCGCGAAGATTATAGAGGTCGCCGAAGGCTGTTGCGTAAACACCGTTGTCTGAAAGGAAGAAGATTTGATTGGCAATGGTTACAACGGAACGACGAGCAACAAGCCCAGCTTCGCGTGTAATTTCTTTGAGTGTAATGTCCGTCAGGCTACCCGAAAGTCCGCTAAGAAGATGAATGCTATTGCGATTGAGAACCACAGCATTGTCGTCGGTGAACGGGTGGACATACTGCAAATAGTCAGCAATGCCTGCTGTAACCTTGAACTGATTCTGGATTTGGTCATAGGTGTCTGAATCAAAAATGTCGGAGAATATCAACTCATCCCTGACGTTGCGGCTAGTAATTGTTTCGCTGCCAGATGTTCCCGTAGAGGTGTAGTAGTAGGGTGCAATGATACGACGTTGGTGATAGACTCCCCACGGGGGCGCGGGCATGTGAACAAATCCAATCCCCTGTGACTGAGCCACCGAATAAATAACTTTGTGGCTTGAGTGATCTGCAACTTGGGCAAAGAAAGTGAACGTATTGGCGTTAGGAACAGACGCAATAGTGTAACCAGTCCCGTTTTCTACTAGTGGAGTTGTGCCATTATCCACCACAAAAATCTGTCTGCCAACGGAAAGACCGTGAGCCGTTTCAGTTACAGTTACTACGCCATCCGTTATCACCGTATTGTTGTTGCTATCATAATACGTTGTGTTGGCATGGGTGCCGTTTGCCACCTTAACGAAGGCTGGGCTACCCGTAACAACGCCGTTCCAAGATAGGGCTGTAAGTCCATCTCGAAAGATGAACACCTTGTTGAACGCCTGAATCATCTCAACGTCATCCGTTATGGTGATGCCGGATGGATAGGCGATGTTAGTTGTAGCTGCTGTCGCGCAATTAACCGCAATGGCCCTAGAATTAAGGGCAAGGATAAAGTATTCGTCGTTATCATCCGAGGGGTCGGAGAACAAACAAGAGCCATAGGCATTGTTAATGTTGCTGCTCAGAAGAGGAGCCCCGGCAAAGTTGCTTCCACCAATTGAATAGGTTTCGCTACCCGTAGCACCTGTAATGGTAAATGTAAATGTTGTTGAACCTGTTACGGTGATTGTGCGATTGCCATTGGGGTCAACAGTTCCAGTAAGCCCAGCGATACCCACTTGCGTGCCTGTAATAAACCCATGTGCAACGGAGGTTGTAATTGTAACCGTCGTTGTGCTGCGAGTCGCGCTAGAAATAGTGCGATTGGTCCAAACGTAGAACGGAACAATCAACGCTTCGCCGCTATTACCAAGCTGGGGCCCAAAAGCATTAGACCCTTTTCGGGGTTGCCAAGCACCGTCAATGTCCATGCGTCCATTGATGGACACAGCAAGCTCGCCAGACTTTAATTGATCGGGGCGCAACCGGGCATTGATTCGTGAGAATCCAATGTCCACCTCATCATTGAACTGACTGTCTTTTTCGCCAAAAGTGTTATAACGAGCCATTGGCCTATCATACCCTACTGTGCCTTAGCACAATTAGGAACAGGACTTACGTTTGCCGTAGGCCGCTTTGCCAAAACCGTCATAGTCCTTCTTCTTGTTCTCTTTCTTCTCGTGCTTAATCATCTGCTTGCGTGACTTGTAGTTTTCGTTTTTCATAAAAAGATATTAGCACGACCATGCTTTTCGGCTCCAGTAGTTTGCCGATAGTTTGTTAGATGTGCCCTTGATGCCACCGGAACGGGCGCAATAGGAGGCTTTACGGGCAGGCACGCTCTTCTTAATGGACATATTGGCGTCCCCAAAGCGTATGACTTTGGACTTACCATTGGCACAGGCGCGGACAACGGACTTCTTTCCGCCGCTAATGTCCCGCCTAGGGCTGTTACAGGGTAGCTTACGAGGGTTCATTCCTTCTTGTATTCCTTATGCCATTTCCAGATTAAATAGGCCAATCCCACCAAGCCGCCAATGATGCCGATGAGATGGTTAATTTGGCTTAGACCTAATGCTGCTGCCGCTGGGGTAGAGGCCACTAAGATGTCTTTCTCGTAGGAGTTCATCGCTTACGGGTCATTCTGTCACCAAACCACCAGCCTACACAATTGAAGGCCGCAAATTGCACTTCGTCCACCATGTCAGCTTGTTCAAAATCTGGAACATTGAAGAAGACAATGGTAACTAGGACAAGGAGAAGGAGGGTGATGGCAGGACGAAAGAGGGTGAGAACATTCGCCGCCCAAGGTGCGGTGTTTACAGGTGCAATCGCCGCATTTTGGCTGGCTGTAAACGCTTCCCATTGAGCCTTATCAGCCGCAATAGAGGCCATAGCTTTGGCCTTCTCTAGCTCTCGCTTGTGCTCTTGACTAGCCTTGTAGTTGTCAAAGAACCCGTTGCCGATTCTGAGCAGGACACCGAGTGCGCCGCCGCCCAGTGCGTTGGTAAGAAGATCGAGCATTGTTAGGCGGCTTTAGGGTTGGTAAGACGACGGAACAGAAAGTAGGGCAACCAGACCCACTTTGGAATCTTCGTCACCTTTACGTTAGTGCTTTCAATAAACGGCATTTCCGCATCCCAGAGCTTCACCCTAATAGGCGAGCCATCCGGCGAGGTGCAGCTAATTATAGACACGTTGCGCGTGGGAGCGCGGCCTTTGGTCCAATAGTTGTCATACTGACCAAGCTCAATTGTGCCCGAGATGGAGCACCCGTAGAGCGATAGCCCGTCAATCGAGCCTTTGGCGGTGATCGACCCTTGAACGATGCAATGCTGGACGACATAATCCTTGCCGCGCACGAAGTCTATGCTATCCTCCTGCGAGGCTGGAATAGTGAGACCTGACACGCATAGGTTCGATACGTTAGAGCCCTTTACGAGATCGTCGTAGTTTTCGGGATCAAGCGGAGCCTGCCACTCAGCCGCGTTCACCGTCAGCCCGTTGTCCTGCGGCCCAACGTAGCTGCGCCAGTTCGTGTCCGCCGTCCCGCTCATTCGGCTTTCGGTTCCTTTGGCTTTAACGCCTCGGCAAGCTGCTCCGCGCACTTGCGTAGCAAATCGTGGTCGTCGGCCTTTAATGGGGCTTGGCGGGCGGCTGCGTAGAGGTTCTGGAGTGCTTGTTCGGTGGTCATGTAATTAGACGTTTGTGGCTAGAAGGTAGTAGGTCGTTCCGCCGATGACGATTGTGACCTTGTGCGTCGAGGCGACGGCGACGGCTGTGGCGACGGTGTTGCCGATGGCAAGTGCTCCCGTGCTCGACAACGCCCCGGTCACGGCGAGGCCGGTGGAGGAGAAGGCCGCGATTACGGCACCGGAACCGCCGGCTTGAACGCGAAGCTCGTCAGAGGAATGATTGTAAAAAATTCCGCCTGCCGTTCGCACACCGGGACGAGAAAAACGCACCGCTCCATCGCTTGTCGAAGATGAATAGACTTGAATGTTTGCGGTTCCGCTTGGAGCTTCAAAAAGCGCAATATCACTTGAAAGCCATGTAGGTGGACTTGCTAAGGCACCGCTTGAAACGTGAAGATAATTTAATGTTGGTGCGGCCACCCCAACACCCAAACGACCAGTGGTGCTCAACGTCGTAAACGCGCCTGCCGCTGGGGTCGTCCCTCCCACCGTGCCGTTGATGTTGATTGAGGCCGTGCCCGTCAGGTTCGTAACCGTGCCGCTTGTCGGCGTGCCCAACGCACCATTGAACAGCACCGGAGCACCCGCGCTGCCCGTATTGACCGCCAGTGCCGTTGCAATGCCCGTGCCGAGACCAGACACGCCCGTGCTGATGGGCAGGCCCGTGCAGCTCGTCAGTGTCCCGCTTTGAGGCGTGCCAAGGATTGGCGTGACGAGGGTTGGAGACGTGGCGAACACCAGCGCGCCCGATCCCGTTTCGTCGCTAATCACACCGGCAAGTTCTGCCGAAGTTGTGGCTGCTAAAGCCGAAAGCTTGTCCGTCGTTACCACCAAGGTCTTGGAGGCCGGAATCGTTGTTCCGTTAAGCGTGGTGGTGCTGGATGATGATAGACTTGTAAATGCACCCGTAGATGGGCTAGAAGCCCCAATAGCCGTGTTTGTGAGCCCAACAGCGGAATAGTCGGTGCTATCCCCTACCACCGCTCCTGTGCGCCCGAACACGCTATGAACAGCGTCCGTCAAATCCACCTTTTCCCAAGCCGTGCCGTTGCTGATAATCCAGTCACCGACGCCAAACGTAATGCTAAACTGCGTGCCAGCCGTGCTTACAACGTAATAGTCGCCCTTGGTAGAAGCCGCAGGCGGGTCGTTTAAGGTTGGATTGTTTGTCGAAGCATTCCATGTCCCTTTGTAATTGACCGTGCCGCTAACAATCAGCGGGGGGGAATAGTTGATGATTTGGTCAAAAATGCCGGACATGGTTAAATGTAGTTGAGTTCGCTAATCGTAAACACACCCGTTCCGCTAACCGCAATGACTTTGGCGTTCTTTGCCCAGCCCGCGCTCCAAATGCCGCTGTTACCATCCTTGAAAATGTGGCCAACGGAAGTAGTGGGAGTAGAGCCATCAATGGTGAGACGCACATCTGCGCCTTCTAGCGTCCAATAGACATGGCTCGTATTAACATTAAGAGCTGCAACAATGAAGTTGGTAGCTGTTCCTCCAACCGAAAGCGTTCGCATGGATGTTCCGCTAACCGGAAGCACCTGCATTGGTCCGTTAACTATGCGTGAGTTTGACATGGTTAGACAGTGAATGGGGTTGCGTGAACCGAAGCATCCGTAGAAGCAGCGCGAATAAACTTAGCCGCAAGAGCCGTGCTCTTGTTCCAGAAAAATGGGGGCGTTAGTTTCTTAAACAAATGACCATTCGTAGCGGTGGGTGTGCTACCGTCAAAAGTCACCATAACATCGTCACCCTGAATATCAATTAGGATGTATTTCGTCTTGGACGAAGACCAGACATTCGTAAGAGCAACTGCCGCTGTGCTTACAGCAAGGCGTTCGTCGGCCTCCCCGGTTGGAGACGGATAGAGATTAACAACAAGGGAGTTATTCATTAGCGTGATTGTGTTGAAACGTAGGTAGAAATGCGGCGAAACAAGAAGTTGTTATTGCGCTGATTCTGGGCCTTGCTCAACTCTAGCATAAGGTAGCTCATGGCAATTTGTTCTTCGGCAATAGCCTTGTCAACCTGACCGTCCATACGAAGGAAATCGGCATAGGTAGCGTGGGCTGCATAGTGGAAAAACTCTAGTGGAATATCAACCGCAGCGGTGGTGTATGGACCGGGCCATTCCTTCTTGTAGCCAACCCAAAACCCAAGGTTGCCTGTCGCGTTGTTAATGACTGTCGCGCCATTGCTATCAACAAAGAAGTCGTATTCATAGGATGGGTTTGTGCCAAATGGATTGGCGTTCCAGATACGGTTGTAGTCCGAAATGTCGTCAATGGCAACAGGGGACACGGTGGCGGTGCCGCTATACGTCTCAACCCCTGTTCCGGATGCAAGGCTGTAAGTAAATGTGTCGTTACTTAGGTTGGTTGTTTCAATGCTTACAACTGTTTGAGTTCCATTGGGGCTAACCGTTCCAGTGAGCCCTGACACAACAACAGTCATTCCAGCAACAAAGCTGATAGAGGCCGTGCAAACGATTGTAACCGTTGTCCCGTTACGCGAAGCAGACGACGATGTTCTAATTCCAGCAACATGATCGTATTCACGGGCAATTAGATTATTTGTAGCTGGCCTCACCTGTGCGCCCACGATGTAACGCGGCCACGTTGGGCTGAAGTCATACGCCTCATACAAGCGACGATTGGCCATTGCCAACACTTTCGATTGTTCAAGCACAGTGAACGCATCCACGCCCGAAAGAGCTTGGACAAGTGCTAGCAACTCGGAATATGACTTGTTTTTCATTAAACTCTATTGGGGGAAAGTTCAGGCATCTTCTTGTTGAAGAATCGCATGAAATCTTTGCTGTGAACCGTCTCGTATCCGTATTTCTTTACAAGCCGGAAATACTCACGTCCCGGCATAACACCTATGCACTTCCCTAGGCCGGGAACGCTCTTGTGGTTTTTCATCACAGAGGCTTGTGCGCGAGCTACGTTGGTGCGCTCAAACTCCGTTGCCTTTTCTTCCGCAAGACTCTCTTTCACGATGTTGATAAGCTCGTTATCAATTTCTTCTTTGGAATAGGTTTTTGGTTTATTGATGATATTCATGCAAAACGAAATTGGCCACCCCAGTTAAGAGGTGGCCAAGTTTAACACAACTAAAAAGTTGGCTTAGGCGAGACTAACCAAGCGGAACTTAAACTTCACTTGACCAGCGGTGAGCTCGTTGAGCGAGTAATCCGTACCAGTCGAGACGTTGGGCGTGAACTTCAGATCAATGGTGTCGGCTGCGGTATAAACCTTGCCGTTTTCATTGTCGATGTAAGCACCCGTGTCAGCAACAAAAGTGATTTCTGTCTGGTCAACGTGCAGAGCCGCAGTTGTCAGAAAGCCATCATCGTCCGTGCCGTCGCCAACAATGACGTTCAGCTCATCGCCGCCGCCGCTGTCGTCGAACGCAGTCATCAGGTAGGCCGAGACATCCGTAACCATCGTCCCAGCAGGGATGACGTATGTGAATGTCTTGGTCGCGTTGTCAGCCAAAACGCCAGCATTAGCAACCGAGAAGGCGGAGAAGTCGATAACAAGCTCGTCGGTCATCCCGAACGCGCTTTCATTTACCGTGAGTTTAGGCATATTATTATTCCTTTCGTTGGATTATGTGAGGGCAGTGATCTTGCCGTGAGCACCGGGGTGTTTCACGATGAGAGTCAAGGCGCAATCAACGTAGCCGCGTTCGCCACCACCAAGGTTGGGGAGACGGGTCGAGCCAGTTGGGATGAGCTCAGCAATGCCGTAATACTCGGGGTTAACCAAGTAGCCGGTGTCTTTGTTGGTCGTATCCGGAGCGCAGTCAGGATTCATGTTGACGATGGACACGATGCCGTGGTCGGACTCGTAGAGTTCAACCGACAGCTTAATAGACGCCTCGCCGCCATCATAGCTAACTTTGCGAACCGAGTAGTCCGAGCTACCCGAAGTGCGAGCAAAGTCGCTGATAACGCGACGGAGCGATGTGTCAGCAACAAGCGTCAAACCATTGCTCATGCCGGTAACGCGGAAGATGCTGGTGATGAGGTTATTGAAAACGGTTTCCGTGAAGGTCGTGCCGGAGCCCTGAATCGAACCCGCTGGGGTGCGATAGGCTGCTGGAACGTCTGCTGGACCTGCGCTATCAATCCAGTCGCCAAGACCACGAAGGCCGTATGGCGTGCCCGCGCCGTCCTCAATCGAACGGTCGTTGTTGGAGCAGAGGGTAGCCTCGATGTCGCGCTTGATTTCGCGCACCGATTTTGCCTCAGCTTGGGCAATCTTTGCTGGACCAACGCTGTCAACAGCGTTTTGCAAGTCGCTAACCATGTAGTCGCGGCGGAACTTTTGGATATAGTTACCGAGGCGAGCGCGGTTGGAGAATTTGTCCGTGAATGATGTAACGTCTGCACCTTCTGCAACGCCCGTTGTGGTGGGGGCAGCAAGGCTATCGACAGTCCACTCAACGTAGGTAGCGGTAGCTTTGGATTTAGAGGCGGACGAAAGAACTGGTGTCTCCTCGGGGGCGAGGATCGTCAGAACGTCTGTGAGGTCTTCGCGGTTAGAAACAGCGGAGCCGGGATTAGTTGTATCGTAGGTATTAGAAAAGGCCATATTATTAAAAGTTTACTTGCGTTTAGTTTTTTGAAGGGTGCGGAAGGCAATATAGTCGCCTATGCTTCCTGAGTCCATAAGGCGCGTTCGAGCGTCTTTCACGGCCTTTTCGCCCTTCAC